AGTGCGTTATCTGGTACTGTGTCATAACATCTAAGACCAGATATGTTACTAATAGTTGTTTTAAGTGCGTCCCTTATTGAAACTAAGTCTGCCATTATGCAACACCAAGAACCGTGCCTTTGCGAAACGGTGCTATCATACGTGTAATTTCTCTGTTTTGTTGTATATTTACAACTCCAAAGTCGCCAACACCCGCAACCCCTAAAGGTGCATTTCGCATTGCAAATAGTTCAGAAGCTAACATGAGTGTTGCTTGTCTAATTTGTTCTGGAACACTTGGAAAGCCCCATTTAGCAGTAACTTCAGCACGTGGCCTGTTACTTGAAAAATCCATAGGCCACTCTTGGCTACCACCAGAAAATAATTCAATAATATAAAATGGACTTATTAAAATACCACCAACTACCCCATTGATCGGTAATAATTGAAACTCTGAACTTGCTACGGTAACTTCATACGTACCGTCATCATCATCATCTAATTTCACAACTAACCCTGTTTCTGACGATATATCGTCAACACGAAGTCTATACGGATCATTTGTAAAAAACTTTCTTGCTGTTGCTGCACCCTGGGCATAAAAGATACGACCACAAAAAGCGTCAATTTGACGACTTGCTGCGTTTACTGCGTCATCAAGTAGATCGTCGTCCCCACTATCGCTTGTGGGTATTCCTACAAAACCTTTTAGTTCGTTTTGTGTGCAATAGCCATTTGTAATAGCCATTACCTACTTCTTCGGCCTTTCTTCTTCTTTTTCTTGCCTTTCATGGGCTTACCATAGTGATAAGGCATTTTTAACCCTTAGCTACTTTTTTTTCGGCTTTAGGTTTTTTACTTGCTGTTTCAAGTTTTCCACCCATTTTTGCAATTTCTTTTTTAACTGCTTCAGCACGTTTTTTATTTTTATTAACTTCATAACCTTTTAGTTCTGCTTTTAAACTTTCTATGTATTCTTTTTTTTGTTGTTTATCCATTTCTTTTTCCTTTAATGTGCTGTGTGCCTAGCCACAGATAGGCACACATACACAAATATTCTAATAAATTAGAAAGTAGGTGTTACTAGACCTGTACCTTGTATCTTTGTCATACCCGCTGGGTATCTTCCAGAAGCAAAGGCAGAGTAACCATACACAACCATTTTTGTTGTTAATGATCCTGCGTTGGTTTCTTCAAATTTAAGTTGGAAGATATTATCTTCAAACAAAATGTGATCGTCCACTTTCAATACGTAAATCTGATCTTGGTCGTTTCCGCCACCGTCAGTTGTAGTAATGTTTGCGTCTGTAATAACAGGTAGTCCAAGTATGTTTCCAACTACTGCTCCGTAAGCTGCTGCGTCCCCGATACCAACTGCGTTGTCTGGGTTATTTCCCGCAGGTGTGATTAACGGTCTTGAATTTCCGTCTACTCCTGCTGTAAAGAAACCCCAACGTCTTGGGTGCATAAGGATTGCAGTTGCAGGTGCAAAACGATTTGCATTGATCTGCTGTACTGCGTCAGCTATTTTAGGGAACGCTTCACCAACAGTAGGTGTTGCGTCTGTGTAAGTAACCGTATTTTGGCCGCTTACGTTTCTAATTCCCAAAGGTTGTCCAGATGATCCAGAACCCTCAAACATTAAGCTATCTAATTTACCGTAATATGCAGCAATTAAGTCTTGGAAAATAATATTTTCAAGACTGAAACCAGGTTGTCCCCCTCTTTCAAGTGCTTGTCTTGATACGTCTTGCTGTCCTGCAATAGTATCAACATTGACTGTCAATAAGGTGTCGTCCATATTTGTTTCTTGTACTGCTGAATTTTGGCTTGATTGCTCTGCTGCTTCAGAACCCGTTGTAATTCTGGAAACTTCTACTTTCATACCGTATGCAGGTAATGGTTTTTTAGGTACAGCATTGTATAGTGCTGATCCTGCTCTTGCGATTGGTGCGTACTCATCTAATAGATATTGAGGTACAACTAACCCTGCAAAAGCACCTGTGCCTACATCTCTAGCTTCAAATTCTTGGTGTCTGTTAAGTCTTTCCTGTGCTGCACCGTTACCAGAACGTGATTGCCAAGCGTCAGATATAAATGAGTGTTCGCCACCCTTTCGATATATATCTGGCTCATTGACTTCTACGACTGCTTCTTGTTCAACAATTTCTTCGTCCTCAACGCCAAGTTCTTCTCTGCTTTCTTTAACTGCTTTTAGAGTTTCAGCAGCTTCTCTTGCGTCGGTAATTTTTTCTTCTAAATCTTTGATTTCAACGTGTAAATCTTTTGATCTTGCAAGTTTGCCGTCAAATTCTTCACCCTCTGTCATCTCATCTAGTTCTTCTAAAAGACCGTCAAGTTCTGCTACTTTACTATCTCTAGCTTCAATTAACTTTTTCATAGTATGTATTTCCTTGTACTTTTTTCTTATACTTCTGCGTAAGGTGTGATAGTGAAGTGTGATACACGGCTTTTACCACGGCGTTACGTCTTAGCGAATACCGTCCCGTTCTAACTTTAATTTTAAAAGTTCAACTTGGGCGTTACTTCGCTTTTTATCAACACCGTCGTTATCTTCAACTTTGTTAATAAAATCTTCTAAAACTTCTGCTGCCTGTTCGCCAGACCTTGCTTCAACAAGTGATCTATGTAAATCTTCAATATCAAGACCACGTAATTTTGCCCCTGCCCACGGATTTGCAGGATATGTTACAACGCTTACGTCATACAATCTTGCTTCCGATACTGTTCTTTCGTCCCCGTTTTGGTTAAAGTCATCACGCATTGCTGCAAAGGCAAATGACATTTCATTTAGATCGCCACGTTTCATTGCACTTGCTACTTCTGCAACAGTTGGATTGCTTGGATCAAGTTCTGCTCTGACAAACAAACCGTACTCATCTTCTTCTAAATTTAATGTACCGCTTGATGTTCTTGCCAAAGGTATACCGTCGTGATTAACTAAAAATCTTACGTCGTCTTGTTCTTGTAGAGTTTTCTTAAATGCACCAGGTTTGATAGTTTCGTTGTATGCACCTCTGCTATCTCTTACACCGTATGGTTTATCAAACACAGAAGCATAACCTGTAAATAATAATGTATCGCTGTCTTGATCTTGACGTTCTTCTACTGCTGCAAAAGTAAAACTTCTATTTTCTGTAAGTCTATCCATTTCTTTTAGATTAGTGTTGTTTTTTTGTAGTTCTATCGTTTGTGATATAGCAACTACTCTATCAAAGACTTCAATATGTTGTTCTTGTGATTTATTTTCTTTTTTTGTATATCTTGGGTGTTCTTTTGGTAGTAAATCATTATCTGTTATGTATTTAGAATTTTTAGGCCTGTCATTTTTAAGTAAGTAACTAAACGCACGTAATCTAGCTAAACCCCAAGCGTTTCTTGATACTCCTGGACGGTGTGATGTGCTATATGCTCCAAAACCTCTACGAACAACACTTTTTGCTGTACCCATACCTAAACGTCGCCATGAAGCCATATTTGATACTTCGTCGTTATGTTCATCAACTATTGTTTGTATAGATTTTGTTGTAGCTTCCGAAAATGTAATACCACCTTTTTTGCCTTTTGCTGATCCAGGTTTATTTTTCTTTGAACCTTTTATTTGATCTTTCTTTGGTGCAGGTGTAGAACTATCACTTTGTCTAGGTTCTAGCTCACCCTCATTGATAAGTTGTGCAACTTTCCTTTCTGCCCAATCAGCTGCTTCTAGCGGATCAGTCCAAGGATTTGAACCCCAAAGTAAAAAAGCTACATCAGAACCACGCCAGGTATCTGGATCGTTTGGGTTAGATTTTTCTCTATCAAGATCAGACAAGTGTCTTTTATGCCAAGGGGCGATTTTTCTAATTTTTGCTATGCTAAGTTGTTCACCTCTTGCCATAATCCTTGCTTGTCTTACTGTTTCATCAACTAGACCGTCCCCTGCTTTATTTAAGTTATCTAAACCACGTTGTGCGTTTTCTTGCATAAATTTTGGTGGTGTTCTATCTACTGCCCTTTGTTCGCTATTGTAACTTACTAATGTTGTATCATCTTCGTCTTTGTGTTTCATACCTGTTATTTCTTCATAATCTGACATTTTGTCGCAAGGCATATAATAGGTCTTACCGTCTATTTCGTGTGTATGTGATCCAACACAACCGATTTGCTCTGCTTTTGCTTCTGCTTCTTCTTTTGTTTCGTATATATCTTGTTCTGGGTTTGCTTGTCTTTCCCCTTTTGCTTCTGCTTCCGAAATGTTAAGTGCAGTTATTTGGTCTTGTGCTTCTTGTTCTGTTTCATGGCAACCCATAATAAAACCGTCGCTATCCTTAATTACTGCAAAACCGTTGCAATCTTCGGCTTCTGTACTAATTGAATATGGCATTATTCTTCTGGTAATGTATTTGTCGGATCATGTTCATCAACACCTTGTGGTGGCAATGTTGGATCAATCAATGCACCTTGTAGTCCAATATAGAACTTGTCGCCACCCTCATAAGGTTCTAAATCTAATTTTGCCCTGGCTTCGTTTGGTGTCATCATACCCGAAGATATTGCAACTTGAAACGATCTAACACGGCTTAACTGATCGCCCCTTGCGTATTCGTCTGTATCTAATCTAACAAATTGTTTACCTGGTAAAAGTGTTGTAAAACTATCTTCTATTCTTCTTATCCAAGGTAAAAGCGTATGACGTATAAATGCAAGTCCGTTACTTTCTAAATTTGAATATACGTTTGATCCGTCTTTTGCCAAAAGCAAATGTGCAGGTATTCTAAACACTCTTGCTATTTCGTGTGTTATTTGTTCCCTTGCGTCAATAAGCTCATTTCCCGCAGCTGCACTTATAGCTTTCCATTTAAGACCACCTGTCAATACAGCAGGTTTTCTATTCCTATTATGGTTGCCCAACCAAGTATCTTTCAATATACTTGCCTGTTCAGCTGTCAAATCTCTATCTGTTTCTAAAACACTTGACGGTGTACCGCCTTGACCGTAAAACTGTGATAGGTGTCTTTCCATTGCAAGTGCTAAACCGTATGTGTTACCATTTGCCCTTAGTGGGCTTACACCTGTAAGTTGT